CTACGATCTTTTCTCTTAAAGAGACTCCTTGTGCAACGCACAAGCTCATACAAGACTATATTTATTCTCGCGCCTAGTCGGTCGGGTCCTGACCTCGTTATACCTCCGTATAACTCAAGCGAGTGTGCTATTTCCATTAGCATTTGGCACTAACTGTCCAGTGGAATTTCCCACCGGTAAAACCTGGGACAGTTTAAAAAGAAAAAGAGTGTGAAATCTTCTCCTGTTGAAACGTAATCTAATACGTACTTGGTTGTGTTTTGCGCAGCAGCGCTTTGCACAAAATCCGAAACGACAAGGGTTTCAGACTGGATGATCGGTGCCAATAATTTCTTTGTGGACGAAAATCGCTGGTTTAAATAGTATGGGTTCTCAAACTCAACACAAGCATTATTGCGAGTGTAGAGGAGCTCCTGTCCAGCCGCAGCAAAGCGGGTGAAACTACCACCAGTGAAATATTCAAGTTCACTATCAATTGTGAAGGGCACGACCTCAGGAAGAGCGGCTGTATACGGAAGACGGCGTGGAACCATCATTCGAGTATTACTACCTGCTTCTGCATTATTTACCATTTTCCTGCGAATGGAACCTCTCCACCCGACGAAAGCCGGGGAGCAATATGTCAACGGGATAGTTGTGGCGGGATTAATCGAGTAATTCTCGACCCCGGTGGCAACCTCGCGTATGCCAGCTGTTGTGGCAAAAGACGCTCTGTGAAAGGGAAATACTTTATTCCTAATATCGTTACCTCCAACTTTGTTGGCTCCGACGGGGGGTAACGCCCACGCGGTATGAAAACTATAACGGCGAAATAAATCGCGAAGGGATGTAACATGTTCACCGAAAAACACCTCAGTTAAGTGGTCTGTTGATCGGGAGTTCTCAGGATTTAACTGTTTACTCAATGTTTCTCCAGGTTTATTTTCCATACTAGAATGATCTGTTGTAGCATCTGTTGTGACTTCAGAGTGTGACTCCAATACCGTTATATCTGACTGTGAAATCAGCGGCGTAAGAGACAAATCGTCAATGTATGATGCGTTGGGGACACTAAACTTCATGTCGTCTCCAGCTTTAACAAAAACATTCATTTGAATGGGCGGAGCTGTTGATGCGGTGTTAGGATCACCAGGCACCGTTAACTCATTCAGCACAGAAATTCTGATCTGTCCGTTGGACTGCGTCGACAACGGAATCACTGCATTTTCACGATATTCGATGTGATCTCCACCTACTAATTGCCCCACCCGGGCAATGTTCAGAAAAGGACGAGAAACACCCCATCCAATGGAAATCTCAAAATCTCGCGTCTCAGCAATATCAATAATTTCAGTGTACTGTTTATTTTCATCCAGCGAGGTAACACCTTGCGGATCATATTGAATTCTCAACCTACCTTTGTGGAAGTTGGAAGCGACTACTTGAAATCGCATAACGATTGTTCCATGCCAGAACGTAAACAACTGTGACATCATAGCCATAGGAGTCATGTTCACTTCATCGGCATCAACGTTATTTGACAAAGAGGGCGTGACATTAGCCGAAAACAGCGTAGTTCCCGGTATATCACCTTGTTCATAAGTTGCCCAATCGAAAGAAGTCAAAAAGCTTTCCTTCTGAGCAATATCATAAATACCCATGTGGTCGTCTCCAGAGAGTCCAACTGTGCGTGCATCGATTGTCGTTTCACACTTAGAATCAAGGGTTAGCTTTAAAGGGCCATCCTCTTGATCCACTGTGGCAAAAGCTGAAGCTGTTACTATCTTTACCGGCTTTACACCATCTATATATGGCGGTCGTGAGTAGCCGAATAAGCGAGCACATTCTCCAACGGACGAAGCAATCATTTGCGTTGCTCGAGCGTATGGTGCAACTGTTGGCATCTTCGTTAGCCATCCAGCTGCTGCTGCTAAAGACGAAGCGGGCTTGGATATGATTCCAGTTCCATATTCGTCCTTTTTTGTTACACTAGTCTGTTTCGCATGAGAGTATAAAATTTCACTTTGCGATTGCAATGCAGTTGGTGTAGCCAACACCACCTCCTCCATATAGGCATACACGGTTACTGAGACACTTTGGTCTTCACCGGATGCATGTAAGAGAGGCGCTATAGCCGACAACGTAATTTCACCCATTTGATCCCACTCGGAAGCGGGAATATTCAGGTAATTGTTGTACCAAAAGAATGGCAAGTGCATTGATCCACCCTCATTTGTGGTTGGATTTAAAAATATCTTGGGCCGTTGGGAGAACAACACGTAATCCCGTTCCGTTAGATTGCCTAGCGACAAATCATTAAAATCTGGAACAGGTTCGTATGAACACATCAAGCGACCATAGAGAAATGAATTTCCATTGACCATGAACTTAACAACCAATTTACCACTGAGATTGTTGAAATATTTTAACTTTTCAAGAACCGCAGGGTCTTCGCAGAATAACTTCCACGGATTGAATGTAGCATTGACTGCTGTGGGTGCTGTAGTCGACCATCTGTCACTGTAAATTAACACAGGACGTTTCATAAAATCGCCGAGTTTAGCATCATCGCTCACCACAGAGTCGTATGTCTCGTCTCGACGCGAGGTAATTTCCATACCATAACCTGCGTCTAGGTCATCAAAAGTTGTGATGCCCTGCTTACCAGTCGTTCCACTTTCCACTACTTCGGAATGTGAATACAAGATAAGACTTTCTTCAAAATTTTCTAATATAAATGAATTGTTGGTAATACAAATTGCAACGAACACCTAAAGGAGTATTAATCTCCAGGGTCGTCCAACGTTATTGGCTGGTCAAGCCTGCTCTAAATAAAACAAATAACCTACGATGGCAAAGCCTATATATACAAAAAGGTGTTGGTTCCCTACATGCAACATGGTGTCCATATACCAAAGAATCCTGTTTAGCCCCAATGCAACGGATTCTCGCACTTACGACAAGTTTATAGACCTTCGGGGTCGGATAGAGGAATTTCGGTAAAACCCGCTCCATCCACTTCATCCCGCTGGAAGAAGTATTTATCTTTGTACCGTTCCAAATACTGGCGATACGAGACATCAAGATTTAAGATTAGCGGAGCAATGTTGTGCTCAGACGCTATAACTTTAACCTTCTGCCTCCATGCTTCATAAGCATCTTCCCCGTGATTAAACATCTCTCGGATAGAACCGTCTAGGTTCACACCAGATGCAACATCCGGGGGTAACGTGTCACTTGCTGAACAATGCAACGATTTTGCAATGGAATTCACATCCAATGCTCCCATGTACACTCCAAGGTCAGGATTAAAAACCGGCTTTCGCTTAAGGAAATCAATTTCATCAATCTCCACAAGATCAGGACTGCTGTCCGACTTGTTCGCTGGCGTATAACCGATCCCAACAGACTTGAAAACGCGAGACAAATTATTAAAATGCATCGCATGTTCGTATCCTTTCTTAGGTGCAAATAAGCTATCGTCTCCATAAAAGGTGGCATTGCAGGTGGTGGAGAAAGTTCCCCCACAACCATATTCATCGCGTAAGCGGTTGTAAACACATCGGTGGTAGAGAGAGTTGACTATTCCATTAATATAGACTGTCATATTCTGACCAGAGGGATTGCTCCCTGTCATCAGGATCATCTCACCATTGTATGCAATGACGGGATTGGCAACTTCATTAGCTATCATGTCCATCATGTACAAATCTTCCTTTGTGTAATCCAAGCACTCAGCTGCAATATCTTTCATAACACCGAACGCCGCTAGAATTGCATCGGCTGACATCCCCAAATCGTATTTGGAAAAATCGCCGGCAACATAGCCAGTTTCATCCCCGTTCTTTTTAATGAATGTAATTAGTTCATCAAAGTCGGGACCCGAAGCATTTATGCCTACAGCTTGTTCACTCACCAAAGGTAAGCGAGACAATATTGCTGCAACAGGCAAATAATACTTCCGAATTAGAATCTGTAGCGTAATTGGTGCACATGTAAATACACGCACTTTTGTGTTTTCAGTACCATCATCTTTGAATTGTTTTGTGATTTCGTCCTTCAATGAAGTTTTGAATGGTTGATAAGCACGTTTGCCATCACACAGTGTGGCACCTACGGCATTCACCTCCTCCCAAATCCAGGGAAGAAAATCAACTATCTCATCATTTTCTATGACGCAATACTTACTCTTAGCCCCCGTATAAGGGAAGCCTAAAGCACTCTTAAAATTCATTCGGTCGACAAAGCGATATCCGGGTTCACCGAACATCACTTGTCTTCCAGTCAATGGTTTCTTCAACGTGTGAGCTTTGATATCATCACTAAGAGATTGGTAAGCAGTGACAAATGTCTGCACATATTCACCGCGAGCTTCAAGCAGCTCACCCAATTTGAATCCAACCGGTTGATTGGACCTTTTCTCCAAGTCTAAATGATATGGTCTCCACCAGGGACGTGCCCGCGGTGGCCCAAAATTGTTTGGGATGCCCATCACTTTCGTGACTGAATCCGTAATCAAACTAGGTTTAACCCCAGAATAAAATGATGACTCACCTTTACACGATCCCAGGTATTCGAATTGCTTCGTGCCTGTGTACCATGCTAATGGCGAAGTTTCTGACGGATTGCTTTGCAGTTTTAGCGCATCCGGATCTCCAATAATTTTCTCGGAAATCTTTTGCTGATCTGCTATGTCAGGAAATTTGTGAAAACTCTTCAGAGCATTATTAATGTCATCCAAGCATATACTGCCACCAGCACCACGCAAACCATTACCAGCGAGATGGATTCCTCCAATCCTCCACTGAATATGATCGCGCACTACTAGCGCAGCCCCGCAGGACCCAACAAATGAGTCCTGCTCCAATGTGTATTTCCACCCGGGGAATTCTCCTGCCGTTGCTGCAATTGCACTGCTCCAATAGCCATGTGTCGTTTGCACGGTAGTTTCTCCCTCTGGATCACGATAAACATAAGAAATAGGAGAAGGGTATACACCCATAATACTCGTATTCTCATCCTTGAGACGAAAATGCTTGCGCAAATCAATCCCTTGTATCTTGCCGCTGTAAACAAATGCAATATCCTTTTCAGGACACTGATAAACATTGGCGTTATCCAGTGGTATCGTAACACTGACACTTCCTCGCGATACGGTCATTTCTTTCCACCCGTTCACTAAATTGTGTTTGGGTATCGCTATTAGACCATTCGTGATGACAAGTGCACAGCTGCGCGCCTGGGTGTTTTCACCTCGCACAACTACAGTGTATAAATTCCTATTTGTTGTGGCGCGAACTTGCTCTTCAGTTGCCGTTCCTTTACCAAGTTTGCTCATTGTGACTCCCATCCATTCATTTGGAAGTTTGTCTCTGTTGAACACATCTGCCATGCCATTCGGCTGTAACAGACTTTCTGGTTTGTCTTCTGAAAACGACTGCAAGACTCGCAATACCTTCAAGGCAACCAAAATTGATGTGGCTGCCGCTACTCCATAGACTAGATATTTCCCATACCTTTCACGTGTTGCTAACGCAACTGGATGCAGCGCATCCTTCCTCTCCCCGATTTCTTTGAGGAGTTCCTCTCGTACTAATTCCGACAACTGTCGGTACTTACATAAAGAGACCCATAAAAATAACAGGCCATTCACTAAAAAACATACAAAAACTATTAAACTACTATATAAATAAGCCAAGCAAGGCAACAATAAACCTAACCCTGCTGGCAACAAAACTCGCAACCCCAGTTGCGTAACATATATTTTCCTAAGCTCCTTCTGAAAACACAAATAAGCGACGGCCTTTCCGTAGCTAGTGTCCATTATCGAAGCAGGAACCCATGTAGATATTTCAAAAAATGCATCATTACAAAAATCGTCATAGTGTTTGACCAACCATTTGGTACTTGCTGTAATTATCGATGTTTCTAACAATTGTAGACTATCAAAGAAGCTGTTATGTATAAACTTCCCATATTTCCAAATTATTTGTGCCAGATGCACCGATGTGTACTCCAAAATACCTTGACTTTCCAATCTTCCCTTGCATTGTCGTGCACAGCAATAAGCTTCACTCTGTCCACACCCGTGGACGCACAACGTGTAATCCGTGTCCATCTTCTTTGTCATGGCAACAATACCCCTCTGCGCTTTGTAATGATCGCTGGCCATGCGGCAAACAACCTCGAGAGCATCGAATATGCTCAAATTTTCGCATAAAGTACTATTTCCATTCACTTGTTCAGTGACTGTCATAAATTGGACAGAACTAATCTTGTCTTTCTTCTTTCCATTCGCTTTGGTGATATCGCCTTCTTGGCTAACTACTCGAACATAAGGTTTCTGAAGTGAAATCTCCCACATGTCGGGGAGTGTGGAGTAAACCACTTGTGTGTTTCCATCTTCATCAACCTTTGTAAACATATCTCGCACTTTGGTTGCATCCACCTCATTTTTCCTCTCTCCGTTTACGTATCTCGCGAACTCCTTTTTTACTTGAGCTCGGATATAAATATCTCCTCGCCTATAGCGAGAATACGGACATACTGACATGTTTGACAGCATAGTATCTGAGTTGGTGTTGATAAGTAGCAGTTTAGGTTGAACGGGAACGCGTCCCTTTTCTTCCACACCGGCTTTGGGAGCATAGCACATCTGATTATTTTTGATCATGATTTGCTTAGCACCTTCGTCCTCTTGCATATATTCAACTTTCGTGTTTCCAAAATCATCCAAAATAACGACGTTTGTGTAACCTTTGTAGGCCGTCCAAAATTTGTCGTTTCCCTGAATGACTGCTTGATATCGAGACTCACCATTGAACCCGTTTCGTGCCGCGATCTCTCGCGAAAATATTTGGGTCAATGTGGTCTTTCCAATGTTCGAATCTCCAACGATGACAGGTGAAAAAGGAGCTTCTCTAGTGCCGCATGCTATGCGACAGTCGATAACTCGATCCAACCATTTCGCTACGTTTTCTCTCTTCTTATTCAGAATGGTGTACGCAATTCCTTTTAGGTTGGTCTGGGCACTTGTCATCCTATCCATTAATGAGGTGATCTGTTCTTCTAGTTCTTGTTCGGTCAAATTGTAGTAATTCTCAAGATTGCCGGTCGCCAAATGCTCCATCATAGCGTTATACTTGATGTATTCATTATCTAACTCTAAGGCTAACTTATCATCGAAAAAGAATGGTTTCACTGATTTGTGCGCGAATGCATATATACCGCTCTCCACTAAGTATGTGGTGAGTTGAATTAATGCATCCATTGCGTCAATAGCTCCCATAGTTGTGGTTTTGGTGTTCATGGTGAAGAGTTCAATGTTCCCGAGGGAGACATCGTACTCTTTGCCTTCAACCAATCCGCACGCAACAAGGGTGCACATAAACTTGTGAAATTTTGAAAAACCAGGACCATTTTTGAACGTTTCCCAATTGGACTTTGCTTCTTGCAACTGATGGAGTACATCAGTACCGCTGTCAGCATGACTCGACAATGTGTCGTAGTCTTCTTTGTCAACATTTTGGGTTCCATTCATGTCCATTAAAAGACGCCAGATATCATCAACACAACCTGCATTTGATGAGAACTCTGAATTTACAAACTGCATAATAGCAGATATTGCTCCAACATTGTTCCGGGTGTTATATACTGTGATACAACACAAAATAGCAGCAGTGAGAAATTTTTTGGCCTGAGGATTTGTGCATTGTTGCAGCACGATACTCTTCGCCATCTCCCATTTGCATAGGTTGGTGATCATGGAATGTGATTCATATTTTTTATTTATCTTTTTTATTAACCTCGCCGCCTGGCGAGGGTTTTGGTTTTTGAGGACCCGCTTTACGTCGCGGATCTGTTGCTTCTTCTTACCTTCCGCTCTCCATTTCGCTTTCGAATGGGAATATTGGTCACTGTGACTGACAAGTGGTTGGACGACGATTCTAAGAATCATCAATGCCGTCAAACACACGAGTACTTGCTCAAGGGGTTCCATCATCAAGAAATTAATGAATAGACCTAGAACAGCACAGGAGCGTAGCATAAAGATGCAGTTTTTTGTACATTGTACACGGGCGGTACCCGACACACTTTGCCTTTCTTCCACTTTGTTTCCGCAATTGTTGAACTTGTTCATGATTGTTGAAGTGTGTTGTGGTGACGATGGTGTTTGTTTATAATTTGAACTAATCAAATACAACTGATTGAAGGAAATCTTAGGATCACTTCACAGCGTTAACCCTTAAAAGCGAGGTTTAGGCGACCTCCACACTGTGGTTCAGTGCAATAAATTAGGTAATACTGCTAGGGTATTTCAAAAAACTCCAGTACGTCGGATAAACTGGCTCAGCTTTGATTTTATTTTATCTTGTCCTATGTCTTAAGGATCTATATTTTAACGGGGGTATTTAAACTCTGCCGCAAGTTATATCAAAACTTTTTTATTATTCATGGCTGCACTCAGAAATTTTCTAAGAACTCCAAAAAGCTGCAAATAAAAAATTCGCATAATAAACGGGTCACAGAATGGCCTGGAATATCGCCAGGTTGAATTAACAACCTTCATCCAGGTTTAACGTTCTGCAACGCGGGTAATAGGTTGGGACACTTGCGTGTCTGGACATCCTCCTCAGGATGTGCCACTAGTGTGACAATTGATGGTTGTGAGTAAAAGTCAAACTCTCACAACTTAATCAATTCCATAACGTGGGTCGTTGGTGACTAATCAACGGTTGCTTCTTCAGCAACAGGACATAATAGTCCATGAGGTACCTCAGACGGTACGTAGCTCCTCATAATGAGCTGTCTCGGATAAGAGACTAATGTTCAATAACAGAATAAAATTTATTCCATAAGACTGAAATTAAACAAAAACATAAAATACGCATTGGAAAAAGATGCGCTTCTCTACTTTTTCAAGAGACTATAGCCTGTGAAGGGCTTATAGGATGTTTGCATAGTATTAGCTATGACTAGTTAATTAATGCTCCACTAAAATCGAAGTATATAATACTGTTGAATCTAGATGTCTTTCATGAAGACAAATTGACTGTTGAATATACAATACTTAGA